CAAGGCTGCCGCCTGCTTCGGAGGCGCTCAGATCGACAAGGTCGCCGCCAGTCTGCAACGCGAGAACCCCGAGGCGTTTTGGCGCGAGTCGGAACTGCACCAGCGCAACTTCTACCATGAGCCAATGAGTTACGGGTCACCCGTACCCCACCGGTCCTACGTCCAGCGCCTTGTGGTTCGCCGCCGTGAGCTGGACAATGAGCAGCGCCTGATCATGGCGCAGAACCATTACCTTGAGCAAACCTACCAGATCGGAGTCGGAGCATGAAATCCTTAATACTTGACGCGCTGCTCTCAGCAGCAATCCTTGCTGGTTTGGTTTACGTCCTTGCACAATGGTGGTTCGCATGAACCCGCTACAAGTTGAAATTGCAAAGACCGTGTTCGCGCACCTTCCTCCCGTTGGGAATATTGGCTTGATATCGCGTGAAGAGTTGGCGACCATGCTGCATACGGCTTGCACCGATGCCGCCCTGGCAGGCTGGGCGCGTGGAACTGAGACCGCTCAGAAACGCTTGGACGCTGAGATGGCTATCCTACGCCAGGAATTAAAAGCCCTTCAGACCGAATTGGTGTATGAGCAAACAAAATGACAGGCAACGAAATTAGAAAGCTCTCATGGGATCAGTTCAAAAGACATCCCAGCGAGACCGAGATTGAACTAGCGTTAGCTGCGGTAAAACTTGAACGCAAGATTATTGTGCGTGAAATTAGACGCAGTGCGGCAGGCGTTCAAGCTGGCGTTTCTCAACCCGATTTGTGGGCGTTGTCTAAATATGTTGAGGAGATGAACTAATGAGACTGATTGAAACCATCTTCGCCCTGATCGGCGTCTGCGCCACTGTCACTGTGGTCTTTTTCTATCTTGGCTACACCTTGTACCACCCGCCGTGCGGCAACCCGCTGGCGATCTTCACGGAGCATTGCAAATGACCGACGACGATAACGAAGACATGATTGATTCAAGAATTGTTAAACAGCAAGGGTTTGTAGTTATATCTCCAAGTGGTTTTAACTCACAAGGCGCGTTAATATTTACGCGAGAAGGCGCGCTTGAGCATAAAAAAACTATGGACGCTTGGTTTGAAAAATATCCGGAAGGCTTTGACTTAAACAATTGGCCAGAAAAACCAGAACCTTGGCAGGTTTACGAACTAATGATTAGCAAAAGAATTGTATAAAAAAATGATTGACCCAAGAATTACTAAACATCAACAAGGATTTGTGGCAATTTCGCCAAACGACCCTGGCCAAAAAGGTTTGTTGTATTCCACCGAAACGGCGGCACTTAACCATAAAGCGAGCATGGATGCTTGGCGTGAAGAATATCCGAAGAAATTTAATACTGACAGCTGGAAAGAAAAGCCAGAACCTGTGCAAGTTTACGAATTAACTATTGGAAAAAGAATTGCATAAGGAGCAAACATGAGAGTATTACGCAGAACAGGTGATGACTTTAAATGGAGCGCAAAGTTAAAGTCAGAATGGGACAGAGATGACGAACATCACAAGGAAGCAATGGGTGCGTTTGCGGTTGACATTGTTGAATTAACCGGAACGCGCAACTACTACCTTGACCGCGAGACCTTGCTGAAAATGTACGACCAGTACATGGAATACAAACCATCAACGCCTATGTGGGAGCAGAACCAACGGGCGCTGTACGACAAACTGAGGAGAGAAGCATGAAACGGTTTAATTTAAAAGGTGTGTCAAAAACCTATGCCTTACGCGCTGCACACTATCGACGCTGCGCTAAAAATCAAGGTGTTACGGGACTAGACTTTAGCGAGACTGCGTTAAGAGAACTACACGCTTGGGAGTCCCGAGGCGAGGGCAGCGTAGACAAAAGTAAGAACGGGTTTGCATACGGCAAATGGTGCATAGACCTATCTGTAGCTATGTGGGTTGAAGACCTAAAAAAAGGCAATTTTTGCAAGGTCGAGTTTTTGCGTACACGGATACAGAAACTGCACAACACAAAAAAGATAGAGGCAATTATTGCGGGCGCATTTTTTCCCTATGACCTAAAGGAAAAAGCAAATGAAAACACCTGAAGACGAAGCGTTCGATGACCTGGCCCGTAGGCAGGGCGGTGGCTATCGGGCCAAGCGTGCGGCGGCTGCGGACAAGTTGCAGGAGCCACCATCAGAATGGGCGGGCATCAAAGCAATACTGGATGAGTACGGATTGCAAGCAATTGACTTTGTGGCTGATTTCAAAGCAGCCTTAGCACAGCCAGCGCAGGAGCCTGTGGCATGGATGTGCAGTGCTTTTGACGGTGAACCTTGTGAGCAAACAAATCACGATGAATGTGGAAATCCAATTCCCCTTTACACCGCCCCACCAAAGCGCGAATGGGTAGGGCTGACGGATGACGAAGTTTACAAGATAGCGTTTTCTTTACAAGGGGAGCATTGGAGAAAAATAGCCGATGCTATCGAAGCCAAACTCAAGGAGAAGAACACATGAGTTACATCGTTGCGGCATTGCCGCCATTGAAATGCTTTGTCAAGCGCGAGTTTTTGCACAACTTCACCAAAGGCCACGGCGAACTGGAGCCAGCCATTTGGGTCAGCATCAAAGCCTTGCGCGGGCAGGTGTTCAGAATCGAGTCGCTGCTGCCAGCTTACGGGGCGTTGTACGACAAGCTGCCCATTCACGCATATGTCTGGAAAACAGACCACGGCGATTTGCCCATTGACTTTTTACAGCTATGGGATTGCATGGGCTACCGGTTTACGGTTGTGGAAAAGATTGCCTTGCGTAACCTAGGTGTGAAATTCTTGGGCAAAGACAAGCAATGGCATCACGGCACATATCTTTTCACTGTGGATTTCTGCGCTGACGGCATGGAAGTAGACACCGGCTTTACCGAGCAGGCCGAGGAACACAAGTCGTTCAATTTTATTCGGCTTGAAAACGGGCAGTTTGCTTGCCAGCCAAACAACCGGTGCTTGTGGTACGACCAGTCCTTGGTTCCTGCTGAAACGAAGTTTCCCGATTTCCAGGCCGCGCAGACCTTTTGGAGCGTAGATGGCACGCGCAAGTGGAGCGCTGGCGACGACTGGTTCTACAACATTGAGGAGAAGAACTCATGATCTGCCCCACTTGCTCCGCATGGACTCGCACGCTTGAGACTAGGCACAAATACGACAACCAGGTCTATCGGCGCTATGAGTGCGCCAACACGCACCGCTTTTCAACTATGGAAAAAGTTGTCTTACGTCCAGTTAAACAATCACTGAGCCAGTCTGAAGCTGGGCAATCGTTAAGCCCCCGGTGTACTGGAAGTGCGGGTACTCTTTGAACGTCCTCCAGTCGCCAGCCCACTCTAGGCCGCAAGCCTTGCCAATCTCACCAATCTGCTTCCAGACGGCTTGATCGTCCCATATAGCCTTGCCGTTGACCAGCGGCACAACATCCAAGGCGCAGCGGTGGTTGTGCCAAGACTGCCCTGCCTTGGCTCGGGTCACGATGTTGCCGGGTGCTGTGCGGCCCTGTGCGTACAGCGCGGTCTGGCTCTCGCTATCCCGGTAGGTAGAGGTCACCAGCAAGTCGATGCCCTTGGCTTTTGCGGCTGCGATAAACGCCTCTGCCCGCTGCTTTACGGGTGAGGCTAGGTCGTCAAGATTTCTTGAATTGATCACTTTTTAGCTCCACATAAACATCAACGCAAATGCCCTCCGCACGGGCGTGGGTGTTGTCTAAGTACCAGTCCACTTTTTCTTTAATCACTTGTTGGCATAACGCCCGGTCGGTGTAGATGGTCTTCTGTTGGAGGAATTCGCACTTCTCCAGCACGCAGATGTACATGACGGGAACCCAGATCATTTTGGCTCCTCATTTGTTTCACCATGAGACAGCTTCACGCCAGCCAACAAGCCGATGAAGCCGCCTACGATGGTTTGGAATGCGGGCGAGATGAGTTTGAAAATCTCAGCGTTGTCAACAAGGGGGTTAAACAAGCCAGCCATCAGAACGCCGACCATGCCAATCACCACAACGCATAGCGTAAAACTGACCATGAGGGTCACGAGGAACGTCAGTTTGGCTTTCATTTAGGTGGCTCCGATTTAGCCAGCAATTCGGTCTTGGCTTGGCTGCTGGCGCTGCTGCCAAAATAGAACGCCATTACGCCCGTCCAGGCCGTTGCCAGACTGCCGAGCATCAGCATCAGCGCGTCACTTGTTTTGAAATGCTCGGTCATCAGGCCCAGCAAAATCCCAAAAAATCCGACGGTCACAAACACTGCAAGAAGCGCAGGAATCCACGATTTTGTAGCAATCTGCATATCGCGGGCAGATTGCTTGTCTTCGGCAATCAGCTTGGCAAAGTCCAAATTCATGGATTGCGCTTGCTTCTTTAGTTCAAGTTCTGCAAGCTGAATAGACGCTACTTGTTCGGCGGTCAATTTGCCGTTGCTGATAACGTCCTGCACTTCATCGGGTGATACGCCAATAGCTTTGGCAACAGCAGAGACTGCCATGCCAGCCAGTGGGCCACCAAGCGCGGTGGCAATAGTGGGAGCGATTGTTTTAAGCCATTCCATTAGAAACCCCTATTTGTGATAACGTGAAATGCGACACTGACCAGCGGCACAACGATGGCGCTTGCGCCGGAGATCCAGAGTGTATTCATGATGATTTTCACTTTTTCTTCCTTGTCTTTATGCTTGCGTTCTGCCTCTTCTCTCTCCAACGTGTTGCGTTCTTTTGTCAGCCTAGTTCGCTCTGCCATCATTTCTTCCCACACTGGCGCGTTGCCGCTGTAGAAGAGTATGTCCTTCAATTCCTTCTCGTGTTCCCGCAGCGCCTTAGACGCCAGTGCAATTTGGAGTGCTTCGGAACTGATCTGTGCATCAGTTTTTCCTATTGAAGCAATCCTGGCTTTGCTGCTCGCTAGGTGAACCGTGTCTGCCGCTTGGTAGAAGCTGCTGAATTCTTTGTATAGGCCGTGGATGTCTTTACCAAGGGCGATGGCTTTTTTATCCCGGCTACAGCACCTTGTGCCATAGCAAATGCGGTGAACGGGTCAATCATTTTTTACTCAAAAAGGATGTTTATACTGCCAGCGTCAAAGGTGTCAGTGCCGCCAGCCGTAGAAATACGTACTCTATCTAATACCCCAGATAATGTTACGTTTCCAGCAGAAACTTGCGTATTACCCGCACTATATCTGACAATAGTTCCTGATTGAACGTAAATAAAACCGCTTACTAAAGTAATTACAACATGACCAATATAAGTATCAGCACCAGCTGCATTAATGTTTACTAAAAAAGCAGAGGTTGATGTAGCTAATGTGGGTGTGGTTGTTATATTTGCACAAGAACTTGTATAACCTGATGAAGTTACAGAACCAGAGCCAATTTGTACTACATAATTACTTGTTCCGTTTGTACTGACCCCGTTAAACATCACAGTAATGCGCTTCACCCAAGTAGGCAAACTTGTAAAGTCAATGCTTGTTCCGCTTGTGGACGCAACGGCAGTGCCCGAGGTAATCAAACTTGCGCCAGCAACAAGGCCAGAGCCGAGCGTCTTGTTGGTCAGTGTCTGAGTGTCAGTCGTACCGACAGCAGCGCCAGCAGTGTTGCCTACGCCGCCTGCGGGGAATGTGACCCCAGTGCTTCCGCTAATTGTGGTTGGCATAGTGTTTACTCAAAAAGAATGTTGATACTGCCAGCGTCAAAGGTATCCGTTCCATTTACGGTGGTGATACGCACTCGGTCAAGGGCTCCGGAAAGAGTTACCCCACCACCACTTACGGCACAAGCCGCTGTGTAATCTGCAAGAGTTCCTGATGCAATGTAAGTAAAAGACCCTAACGCAGATATGGTCGTAAGGCCATAATTAAAACGCGCAGCCGCAATGCCTTGCGAAACAATAAACCCTGCGGTAGAAGTAGCAGAAGTGCCCCCTTGTTGGCTGGTAGCTGTGTACCCTGTTGTGGTTACAGACCCAGAACCTATTTGAATTAAATAGTTGCTAGTGCCATTTGTAGACACGCCATTAAGCATTACCGTAACGCGCTTGACCCAACTAGGAATGCCGGTAATATCAACGCTTGTGCCGCTGGTAGTAACAACCGAAGTGCCCTGCACCAACTGCGAACCCGTACCTGGCACGGTGGCTGTGGGATACCAAGAAGCGCCCGTTGTGCGGTAGATGTAGGTCACGCCCGTCTTGGTTGGCAAGAACGTCACCGCGCCTACAACCGTTTGCCCAGTGTTTCCGTTCAGTGTAAGCGCCGTAATCTGCTGGCTGCTGCTGAACGTGATGGTCATACCATCTGCGGGCGCAGCGGGCATTGTGATAGTTCCCGTAGCCAGCGTGCCAGCGGGGTTGATGACCAACACCTGAGTGCCAGCAGCAAAAGTGTAGCTAAAGCCCGTGGTCAGGACTTGGTAGTCGTAGGACTGAAGCAGCCCGTTTGTGCCGGATAGTACAGCGGTCATGGTTGTGTTTCCGGCGTTTCTGCCACAGGCTCAGTTACTGTTTCAGTTACGGCTGTTTCTGCCGCTTGTTGGGCCGCTACTGCCGCATCGTGTGCGGCTTGTTCTTCGGGCGTGTACTCAACTTGAGTAGTTACGCCGGTTTGTAAGTCAACTACGATTCTGTGTGTCATGATGTTTACTCGTAAAGAATGTTAATGGAGCCAGCGTCAAAGGTGTCAGTGCTAGTAGTAATTAACTGAACCCTGTCAAGTACGCCAGATAATGTGACTAAACCACCCCCGGCGTAAACTTGATTGTTATTAGTACCGCCTCCTAACCAAGTTTCAACCCAAAGATTAGCGCCAAAATTTAATAAAGTCATTGCTCCAGCAATATTGTTAGATGCATTGTCTGCGCGAATAAGAAACCCATTTGTAACACTTTGAGTGCTTGGGCCAACTGTAGCATAAAACGCTGTAGACACATATCCAGTAGTAGTGTATGAACCGCTACCAATTTGAACTAATAAATTGTTTGCTCCCGAAGTGCTTACCACGTTAAGCAAAAGAGTAATCCGCTTGGCCCACGATGGAATGCCCGTAAACCCTACAGCAGTTCCGCTTGTTGTTGCAACAGAAGTACCCGATGTGATTGAACCACCTTGGATTGTTTTATTGGTCAACGTCTGCGTAGCGTCTGTGCCCACCAGCGTGGTGGTAGCTGCGGGCAACGTAGCCGTGAAGCTGCTGGCGCTGTTGGGCGAGGCGAGGGTAAATACACCCGCCCCCGCTGCATTGCCTGTGATTGCGACTGAACTCATGTGTTCTCCTTAAACAACTGACCAAGTGGAGCCGGTGGGCACGGTCACGGTGATGCCGCTGTCAATAGTCACAGGGCCAAATGTACCCGCGTTGTTACCTGCGGTGATGGTGTAGTTCACAGTGACTGTCTGACCATTCTCGATGAAAATTTGGTCAGCCCCACCGCCTGTTGCACCGCCGCCCAACGCGCCCCAAGCAGAGGCTCCATAGCCTTCAAACCTGCTAGTTGTGGAGTTAAAGCGCACCATGCCGGTAGCAGGCGTGGGGCGCTGCCCGGTAGTGCCGACGTTCAGCTTGGCGGCTCCTGTGCCGGTGAAATTTACTTGACCTGAAAAAGTGACCGTACCAGTAGCCGACAGCGTGGTAAACGCTCCGGTGTTCGGCGTTACATTACCGATAGGCGGTGGGGATCCAAAAGAATTGATGTCCAGCGGGATGGCGATATTGTCCACCGTGTACAGCAGCACATCATCCGCGTCCCGAACGATGAACTTGTAGCTGACGGTGTTGAGCAGCCAAATGTTGGCCTGGCCCCGAGAGTCCAAGATGATGGGGTTGGTGTTGGCCGTAGCAGCGGTGTAGTCAATGTAGGTTGCAATCGGAGTAGATGTTCCCGCAGCGTAGGTGTAGATCTTCCCTCCGACTAGCGGTTCGCCGTCAGTGCCAAAGACCTGCTGCTTAGGGGGAGGTGATAGTCCAGCCATTATTTGTCCTTGTCTTGTTTGTTGTCCAAACGGTCAAAAATCTTACTTAGCATCTCTTTGACTTCTTTCATGTCGTCGCGGTAGTCCATCCGCGCAACGTAGACCAAGGGTAGTTTACTCAGGTCTGTTTTCAGTTCCTGCACCGCCGACCACAGTTCACGGGCAAACCATCCAGCCACAGCCAGCGCCGCGCCGAATAGGATGTTGAGTAGTTGCTGTTCCATTATCGTCCTGCTTCTAGCGCTTGTTGGAATCGTGGGTCAAGAGCCGCATTAGCGCGCAAGAATTCATCAAATGCGCTTTGCTGCTGATTGGCAAGCTGGTTGGCTGCGAGTGTGCTGGTTTTAATGCCTTGGTTGGCGCGTAGCTGGTTAGCTACTGCTGCCGCACCGGCTGGCCTAGCGGTTAGCGCAGCAGCCGCCAAGCGTTGGCCTGGTGCTGAGTACAGCGCAGGGCCAGCAAGCATTCCCGCAGCAATCGCTGGGTAACCAGCGCCTGCTGCACCGCCTGATGCAATCAATGCCGCCAATGACCGATAAGGTGTGCCGGAGTCCGGCAGCTTGTTGCCCAAGACGGTTTTGCCCGTCTCAGACAGATCCTGCATCAGAGCCTCGCCGGTAGCAAACCTTGACTTGTCTTTGCTGCGATCCATAGCACGCACTGCGCTTTGCAATTGGGCCGGCGAGAAAATACCCTCTTCAGCGCCCGTGATTCCAGACGCCCGTTGTACTCGCTTGAAGTTTGCATATCCGGTGTCAATTGCTCTTAATTCCGCAGCATTTTGCGGGTTAGATCGAATCACCAATTGACGGAATTGGTCTTGCACTTCTTGAAGTGCTTGACCCATTAGTCGCTGATCAGCATCAGTTGAGGCACTAAGCAAATTTATGCGTTCGCGCAAGTCACTCTGAATCTGTTTCAGTGTTTGGCCGGTAATCGCTTGTTGGCCTTGGAATTTGTTGACCACATTGGTATCTAGGAATCGGTCAAATGCTCTTACTGCGTTAGGATCAATTGCACCTTGCTGAACCATTTGACGAAGATTGCCAATTTCAGCGCCAAATACAGGATCTGCTTGCACCGTCATCCTTGGCAACAAATTTCCATATGCATCGTCCAATCTGTCAGATACAAATTGCACTGCTTCGCGGCCAGTAGTGCCTTGGGGTAATGTTTGTCCAATTGGCCTTAGTGCCCTATTAAACGCAGCAGTGTTTAACTGCTCAACTGCTCTGTTTTGTGCTGACTTGATAAAGTCACCAATCACGGGAATGCTAGTCAAGCCTTCCTCAAAACGCTTGTAGCCACCGCCAAGGATTTGGCCTGTAGTGGGCGTTACGCCTTCAGCCATCAACGTTCTGACGCCAGGGTCAACCGTTGGGCTAACCATTGCAGCAGCGGGACGGGTGAGCATATTGATTGGGTTGGTGCGCTCACCGCCTCGAATCATTGCATTGGCAATTGCATTTGATGTGCCGCCCATGTTAGCGGCTCTAAGCGCAGCACCGCCACCGCCTAGCACCGTGGACACATCACCCACAACGCGGAACGGGTCTTCCTCCATCATCTTCTGGAAGCCTGCGCCTGTGCCGTAGGTTCTTGCGTAGTCCTGACCGACTGCGCTTGCCATTGCTTGCGCCCGTTGCAATGCTGCAGGATTACCTAGCGGGTTGTATGGTGATGTCTCAATGGCCGTCAGACCGCGTTGCACCGGCCCTGGCAGCGCCTTGTACACACCACCCGCCACAATGTCGCCAATGCCTTGCGCGGTCTGCAATGGGCTTGATACGGCATCCACCAAACCGCCAATGGTGTTTTGGTACAAGCTAGGAAAAAAATTAGCAGCAGTCGCAAACGGGTTGTAGCCTGCGGGTTGTTCTGCTTCTACCGCTGGCGCTGCACCAGCACGGGCAGCAGGCATGCCCTCACCGGCTGGTGCAATGTCAGCTACGCCAAATCTCTGCCGAATAGCGGCCTGCGTAGCAGCATTCGCATTGGCAAAATTAGGGTCTTGGGCTGAAAACTTGTCAAAAATAGCCTGTTTCGTCGCAGCGTTAGCGTTGACGTAATTGGGGTCTGTCAGAATTGTGCTTAGATCGGCCATTTTTAACCTTTCTATTATTTCAGCAACGGGTTTTTCTTATCAACATCACCAGCGGGTGCAGCACCTTTTCTGGAAAGCGTAGGGTTAGGTTTATATCCCTGATCTTCAGAGTAAGTTTCTATCAATCCTTGTTGGTTCATTTTTGCATATTTCAACATGGCTTCAAGTTTGGTCTTGGCGTTGTCTGCCCTATCGGTTGGAGTTGGGATAAATCCTAAACGCTGCATCTCACTACCAGATACAGCAGCACCGCTGCGTTCATGTATCACCAAAGATCCAATGTCTCCAATTGCTGACCTTACCGCTACTCCTTTAGGATCTGCTCTGTCTAACGCTTGGCCTGGTAAAAGATTTTTCAATCCAATTGCATCAGGGTTTTTCTTAAGCAAATCCAACGCTTCTTGAATTCGTTTAATTGACATATCGTTTGTGCTGATGGCCGTATTGATATTTGCAGGAATAGGCTTCAATTCTTTTGGCTTATCAGCAGGCCCGCCTGGAATCACTTCAAGGTTTTCGCCACTAGCGTCATAACGGTATCCAATAGGCGGTCTGCCTTTGCCGCCAGCACCACCTTCAGAGGCTTTTTTCACTGGAACCAAATCGGAATATTTGCCGCTTGCAACAAACTTTTCTATGGAGGCTGGCGTAAAGTCATTCGGGTTGACGTTTGCAATATTTTTGCTGTCTTTAGCTTTTTCTGGCCTCAACACTAAATCAGCATAGTTGCCACTTATCGCAAACGCCGCTACAGACGCTGGCGTATAGCTGTCAGGATTAACATTAGCAATTGTTCTGTCTACTTTGTCTGCTTTAGCTGGCTTCAATACCAAATCGCCATAGTCGTTGCTAAGCGAAAAAGCTTTTACAGACTCCGGTGTGTAATCACTTGGATTGACATTGCCAATCAGCTTATCTGCTTTTTCGGCTTTAGCTGGCTTCAGCACTAAATCTTCATATTTACCACTTACAGCAAACACTGCTAAAGATGCTGGTGTGTAATCACTTGGATTGACATTGCCAATTAGCTTATCTGCTTTTTCGGCTTTAGCTGGCTTCAGCACTAAATCTTCATATTTACCACTTACAGCAAATACTGCTAAAGATGCTGGCGTGTAGTCTGATGGATTGACATTACCAATCAGTTTATCGGCTTTAGCTGGCTTTAGCTCTAAATCTTCATATTTACCACTTACAGCAAATACTGCTAAAGATGCTGGCGTGTAGTCTGATGGATTAACATTGCCAATTAGCTTGTCAACTTTGCCTGCCTTGGGAACTAAATCGCCATAGTTCTTAGACACCAAGAATGCTTTTACAGAATCTGGAGTGTAGTCAGATGGGTTGATAGCGGCGAAAGTTGTATCGGCTCGCCCAGGCTTCAACGCTTGCTCATAAGCCTTTACCAGCAATTCACGTTTTGATTTCCAGCCAGGTGCTTGTCCATAAGTGCGGTCGCCTTTTTCAATTTCTTTCTTCAATGCGTCGGCGTTTTGCAACGCACTAGCTACGGCGGGAATCATTGCGTTAACCGCAGGCGCAGCGGCAACTGCCGGAGCCAAAGCATTGGCTGATTGCGAAAGCATAATGGCTTCTCTGCCGCTTAAATATTGCTCTTCGGATACTGGTTGTCCCCCGATAGAAAAATATGGCCCTACTCTGCCGTCTGGCATATCTTTTGTTCCTGCCACAAATCTAGATAAAGCCGAAGCTACATTAGGCGCAGGCGTTCCAGGCGCAACCATTGGCGCAGCAACATTGCTGACGCTAGGCGCAACTACAGCAGGCGCACCAATAGGCGTAGGCACAACCGCAGCGCCGCCTTCATCTTTCAAAAATTGCGCTTGTTGTTCATACGCTTGCAGCTTTTGAAATGACTCAAGCAATCGTAAGCCCGCTGCTTGCACTTGAGAATTTGGGTAATTCATCATCTGCTTTGCCGCTTCAAAAGGATCTGTTGGAGCACTTCCGCCAGATGCTTCGGCCGCTTTAGTCATCACGCTTTTGATATAGGTTTGCGCTTCATTTGCTTCGTCAAGTGTCAGCTTAGTTGCCGCAGCGCGGTTTTGCTGTTCCTGCATCCGATACGGCGCTAGTTGCCGAGCCTCTTGCATCTGCATTTGTGCAAGCTGGTTCTGAGTGTCGTTAGACTGTAGCTGCGCCAACTGGTTGTAGCTTGCAATAGGGTCACGGAACTGAACCTGTAGGGGCTGAACGCCCAATGCTATGCGTGGATCTATAGGCATGATGTTTCCTTAAGGCCCAAAATTGTCGTAATAGCCCGGCACAATTGACGATTGGGGCGCAGTGTACCCACCGCTACCTTGTCTAGCTAAATAGCTATTTAGCAAATTGTTTTGCTGCTGATTTTGTTGGTAGCTGAGATATTGGCCTAGCCCACCTGTAATTGCGTTAGCGCCACCAACGTATCCAGATGCGCGGGCATTGGCAGCATCAGTCATGCCGCCAGCAGTAGCATTTGCACCGCCCATTAAAGCACTGCCCACATTAGATGCATTTGTCTGACCCGCAACGCCTAAATTAGACGCGGTGGTTCCGCCCATTCCTGTAAGCGTTCGCAATGGGCCAAGCCGCGCTTCGCGCTCAGTCTGGTAACGGTTGAATGCGTTGGTGTACTCTTGCGATCCCATCTCTTGGCCAAAGCGTGTAGCGGCCTTCAACGCGCCGCCAGAGATCAATCCGCCGCGCGCAGCCGCAGAACGCTCTAGCGCCTTTTGGCCTTCCGACAGACGGAATCCGTAGCCTGGGTCAGCCGTAAACTGTTCCATGCTGAATGGCGTGTAGCGAGACGCTTGCACTAACTCAGGCAAAGCATTAACGCCAACATCGTAAAACGGTTGCTGACGTTTGACGTTTTCCTCGTATTGCTTTTGCTGCAAGTCTGCGGCGTACCTAGACGCAGCCGCTTGCGTTTCAGCCGCCCGCGTTGCGGCATCGGCTTGTTCGCCTGCGGCCCTATTGGCGGTAATTGCGCCAAACAGGCCGGTTCCTACGATTGCTGCTGGTAACATCCATGCGGCCATATTAGTTTTCCTTCACGCTTAACATATTAGTTGCGAGTCTGCATGATAATCCAGTTAGTGCCGTCGGACACCAACGTCGCCCAGTTGCCTATCACACCCAAAATGATAGCCGTACCGGCAGTCGTGCTGCCAATTGGCACGACATTGCTGGACGCTGACACAATCGCTTGGAGTTGTATGGTCTTGAAAATCAATTGACGCCCGACCCAAGACGCGGCGGCGGGTAGCGTAACGGTACAGGTGGATCCTGACTTGTTATTGATGAGCCAGGCTTCGCCATCGGCCACAGTGAAGTCGGCTGTTTTGACAACCGGTGCAGATAGTGTGTCTGGAGTTTTCCAAGTTGGAACTCCCGCGCCAGCGCTGGTCAGCACTTGGCCGGAAGTCCCCACAGCAGTAAACCCGTATGCCGTACCCGTGCCATAGGGCACAGCGCCAGCCGCAGGAGCCGTAGAACCGTTTGTTCCACCATTGGCAATAGCCAATGTGCCTGCAAGCGTTACAGCGCCTGTGGTGGCCGTTGCTGGCGTCAGGCCGGTAGTGCCGCCTGAGAAAGACAACACGCCCGAATTGGCAACGGTGATAGTTCCTGCTGCGTTGGTGACCGTGATGCCACTGCTGGCCGTCAGCGTATTAAGGGTATACCCTGTGCCATTACCAATCAGCAACTGGCCGTTGGTAGGGGTGGCAGACAGCCCTGTGCCGCCATTGGTGGTTGGCGTGATGCCTGTCCCACCGCCGGTTACGGTGTACTGGTTAAAAAACCAACGATACCATTCACGCGAAACCGCGCCTGTGCGCGCGTCTACGATTGAAACACGCGGGGGCGTGATTTGCGTATTGTTAGGCATTGGTTGGGCTGAGTATCAATTCAGCGCCCATGATGGCAATCTTGACCGGGTCAGTGCCGGACACCTCGTAGACCCGGTCGCGCAGCTTAAGCGTCATGCCCAGCCGCCGCCAGAAGACGCGCTGGTAGTACGCGCCTATCTTGCCCATTGGTGACCAATGCTCATTGCTGAAAGTGTGACCGCCGTCATCTGACCAACGCAACATAGCTTGGGGCTCGGAGCCTTGGCCGTCATTCAGACCAACGCCCGACTCGCAGTTCAACTGCAAGCTGTGGTGCGCGGTGCGCTTGAGATTGTTCTGCCCTGACGGCAACGCCCGCCATGAACGCAGCCACTTCTGAATGCCTCCGTTGTCGGCGTAAACATCCAAGTCAAACGTGTAGATGTTGCCGTTCTCGTAGTCGCCCACAATGATGTTGCCGCCAAAATTACACTGGCAATTGCTGCGGTGGCGGGTGAACTCGCCGTTGTCCCACCCAGCGCGCTCATGCCAGGCTTGGGTTGCAACGTCGTACACCCAAGTGGCATTGCCCGATGGGAATGTCAGCACATAGAAAGCATGGCCTTCTTGCTGGTAGGTGTAGGCAATAGCGTCTGAGATGTCGCCGTACTGGGCAATTGCATACTCAATCGCGTGCGTAGAGATGCGCTGGCCGGTGTAGCCATTGGCTCGGTAGACAATGCCTTGGCCGCGTGCATCTTTGCCCAACCAAAACAGGCCGTTGTCCATCTTGGCAATGGTGTACGCAGACGCGCACCCGATCTCATTGAAAGCGCCTTGGATGCGGGTCAGTGGGAAGTCAGCCGCGCCTGAGTCGTACCAAACTTCCACGGAATCAGTGCCAAACACCCACAGTTCGCGGTGGTCAGCAATCAGGCCCACTACGCCGTCCGGTGAGCCTTCGGCGCTTGCAAAGTCCAACGGGTCAACGGATTGACCGTTTAACAATTGCGAAACCCAAATGATTTGGCTGTCCGGCTGGTTGAAGACAAAGTATCCGTCGAGATATGCCACCGTCACAGCGCCAGCAAAATCTGGGTCTGTGATCTGCGCGAACACGTTGGTGGTCTCGTTGTAAATAAAACCGTCGGGATTGCAGGCAAAGAAAATCTGTGTTCCGTTGTCCGCAATCGACACCGGCCCCGTGCCGGTCACCGTGCCCAGCAAGGTAGGCGTGGCCGTCAAGCCGGTCAGCTTGTAAACCTCGTTAGCCGACACAACATAAAAGTAGCCGCCGCTATTTTGGCTCACCCACAAAGCGCGGATTGGGCCTGTGCCCACTGCTTGCAAAAAATTAAGGCCCGGGGCACGGTTGAGGAAAGCGGCGGTCTGTCCGTTGTCCGGTGTCATTTCCGGAAACAGGTTGACCATCCGGTTGTCCGCAGCATTGATACTGCGGGCGACGTAGGACGCACCGAGTATCGGGGTCTGCATCAGTAGTTTCCTGCGTAGATGTTGAACCGCTGGCGAGTAGCCACAATGGCGTAAGGCATGGACATCACATCGTCAGGGTTGTTGATGCGCTTCAGATTGCGCTTGCTAGTCATGGCAATGCGGATCACTTGCGGACTAGGCTCAACGCCAAACTCAGGCGCAATTTCCATTGCCAAGTTGTAAGTGAAAGCCCGCAGATAGCCTGGTGGGAAAGCCAGCACAGTCGTTAGTGTGGCCGGTTCATCCAATTTTTGAACGCTGATAAAGTGCCACTCCAAATCCCGCGTAGGCTGTGGGTAGACTGTCATCGTAATGTCGGGGAAAGTCATATTTACAAAAATGACTTGCGGGTAGGTTGACGTTACGGTTTTGACGGCGATACCGTTGTACTGCTGCTGGTTGATGAACTTGATGCCAAAGCTGACGTTTGTGCCGGTATCACGGTAGTAAGTTGAGTCGTCCAGCAACACGGGGCGCAGGCCAATAAAGTTGCCCGACGGGCCAAGCGTGCGCGTAATTTGACCAGCAGGCCAAGTAAAAATTTGATCTTGAGTGTTGAACACCGAAAGACGCTCGGTGTTCCATGAATCAATCATCTGATTCATTGCCAACAGTGAGTCTTGCGACGCTGATGCGGAGGTAGTCTCGCCTTCGGCAAGGACGCCAAGCAACCGCAGCGCCCGGTTGATCTGGTCACCCGCAGTGTAAGTTGCCATAGCTAGACCCCTTGTGGTTCAACTTTTCTACGTCGCTTTACTTCCAGGACGTTCACGGGAGCCGCCAGCTCAAAATCGGGCGTATCCTCATTGTATCGCACCCAACCGTTTTTCTCATCGGCGTCTGCTTCAAGATCCATAGTGGCAACTTTTCTGCCGTGGATGGGATGCTTTAGGTATATGACCATAAGTGAGAAAGGGGGCTTGTGGCCCCCTCCTTTTTAGGACGCGCCGTGGATGATGGAGAAATTGATAATCACTGCTTCAGAATATGAAGTAGCAGCAGTCAAGTTCCGCAACGTAATCAAGGCAGAGCCAGCAGCAAGATAGGAAACGTAGGTGGTGTAAGCCCCAGCCGCGCTACCAGTCGTATTGCTAGAAACACACACAATAATTGTGTCATTAATAGAAATTGTGCTGTTAGTCAAAACAAACGACACAGCAGTGCTTCCCGCCAATGCCGCATCATGCATCGTAATACGACCAGCAGACTTGTTCAAAGTCACGCCTGTCGATTTACTTGTCAATTGCGTAACAGCACCTTGTGCTGCGGCAGAATAGCCAATTTCGGTTGTAGCGTAAACAGTAGTGCCAACTACAGTTGAAGGAATAACAGCGCCAATAGTGCCGCCATCAATATCTTGGTCGCTATACGCAACACCAATCGATCGAGTATTACCCATTTTTAATCCTTTAAAAAACAGGGGCCGAAGCCCCCGTTAGATTTAAGCAACGCGATACACAGTGTACGCAGCATCGCCGGTCTTGCGGAACAAGAACTGCGCCGCGCCGCCAACACCCGCCGCGCTGCCGGTAATAGCAACAACCAAGTTGCCGACCGCAGTGATGCCAGTTCCAACAGCCATCGTAATCAAGCCAGTTGAAGTGCCCAAGTTAATGACGGTCAGTTCAAACGTGCTGTTGACTTTTGCGTTGGTAAACACCGCGTCAATTGCCGTAGCAGTTGGAAGCGTGTAAGTCGCCGCAGTAGTCGACGGGTTGCCAACCAAGATGCCGCCAGTGGTTTGTGCAACGGTCAGAGTGGCCGTAGCAGTCGCCGTATTAGGCGCTGCTTGAACGCCCATAATAATTTCATTGGTGTTGCCGTCGGTGAATTGATACCCACCACCAGAATTAGGAATAGCCATGATAATTTTCCTTTAGAAAGAGTTGATTAGCCCCACAGACGGCAAGCCATCTGAGGACGAATGGTGCTGAAACCATACAAAACGTCGATACGGCAAGGCATACGGTCGTTGTTGATGTCGTACTGACGAACAACGCGCAAGCTGATACCGTTGTGGACGGAACGTGCAGCCATGTCAACGCCTTGGGGCAGCAACAGGTCAGCGGTAGCAAAGGTGATTGCATCCTTGTGGTAGATCAAGTTCTGTGCGTAAGCAGTAGAAGCAGTTCCCACAAAGGTCACAACACCGCCCGTAGCTGGCAGCGCGGTCATGGTCGCCAGTGCGTGAGCAGCGGAGTACATGGGCGCAACAGTCACAGTCCAAGTGCCGGACACAGCGGTAGCGTCAGCCACAGCCACAAACTGGAACAGCGAACCAGTGGTTTCACGGGTTTGCGGATTCACAGCAAAGCAGCTACCGATAGTGAACACATCACCGGCCTTGATGGTGGTGGTGACGGAGCCTTGTTCCAACAGGATGGTGGACGAACCTTCGCTGGTCACGCCTGGGGTTTTAACCAAGGTGGATGCAGATGCGTCACGCGAACCGGTGGTGTGCTGCTTGATCGACTGAGACATATTGATCTCGTCAAAGCCCAACACGCCAGTGCCCATCATGCCGTTTTTAAACTGCTTGCTGATAGTGTCGGTGGGATTGAACAGACCTTTCATGCCTTCGACCAGACCAGCATTGGCAGCGGGGTTAACCGTTGCGTAGCGTGGCGACATCACAGCAGCATTCTCGTTCAGCTTCTGCTGGGCTTGCAACAGCACCAACGAAGTGGACGGGGTAGTGCCGGGAGTGCCGACGGTGTTACCGATGGTCTTGTAAGCGTTGGCAACGTCAGCATCAATGCTGGAGGCCAACTGGCTGATACGCGGCTTAAGAACACGCTCTGCGAAGTCGTCCAATTGCATGGTCAACTCAGCAGACGTAAAGTTCACGCCGATGTGCTTTTGGCTGGCAACGGACAGGGTTGTAAACTGCTCGTTGTCGTCCTGCACTTGCAGGGCAGCGCCGTCGGTGACCAAGGCGCGGTCAGGCAGACGAATACGCAGAGTGGAACCGATCTTCGCACCTTCAACAGCAAAGCTGTCGTCATACTGACGGTTTACGTTACGGGTGAGTACCAGGTTGTTCTCGAGGATTTCGAGAGCCTTCCGGGTAATCATGTCAATGGTTAGGATGCTATTAGCCATGAAAAAAGTCCTTTTAGAAAAAAATTAGCGGTTTGCCTGCGCTTCCCACTTCTTTCTTTGCCGCGCCCTTTCGGCTTCAATCCACTGCGAATCAGTCATGGTCTTGATAGACCGTGGATCCGTAGTGTCATAGGCCGGTAATCCAGTGGATCGGGCAGAGACAGGCGAAATAGGTGCTGGCGCTGACGATGTACGTCTCACAGGAGGGTCTGCGGCCAATTTGGCCTCAATCCGTCCAATCTCTTTAGCCTGGGCAAGTGGCGGCAGTTTGGAAATGCGGTCGGCTTCCTTGGGGTTTGTGCCGAGGTGGTACGCCAACTCAGGCCCAATATCCGAAGATTGGATTGCTTCTGCCATCACGTTGGTGATTGGAAGTTTGGGGTTGTACGCGACTTGTTCAAAATCCTCGTATTTGCTCCGTGCTTCTTCTTCCCGTTCGTGGTAGCTTTCAAGAACTTGCGACTGCTGTTTTGCCGCTTCACGCTGTGCAATCAATTGCTCGGCCTTTTGATAGGCCAGCGCGTCGGCGTAAGCCTCCGTGCTTTCAAATTGATCAGCAGACTGAACCGGCGCGACTCTTAACGCTTGCGTTTCCGCAGCGCGTTGCGCTTGATCTCGTTCCCACTTCCTTTGCTCTCTTGCAAGGCGTTTGCCAATTGCAGCGTCCAATTCTTCCTGTGTGAAAGTCTTAGATTGCTGGTCTTCAGCTACTTCCGGCGCTCTAACTTCGGGTTCAGGTGCAGCCGTTGCCACCTGTTCCGGCGCGGGGTCAACTACCGCTAGGTTTTCTTCTGACATTTTTGATTCCATAGAATCCCTGGTGAACGCACCAGTACGTTTTTTGCATTAATCGAATGCGACTGTAAATGCGGCTGATGTACCGGCCAAAACGATATACAGTCCCTTGTTGAAGAACAGTCCCGCAGGAATGTTCAGATATGCGGTTCCCGCCGACACGCTAAAAGTGTCTGAGATCTTTGGGTCGCCAGTGCTAGAAGATTGCGAGTCATAAATGGTGAGCGTTCCGCTGCTGGACGCCGACACAAAAATCCCGAACAATTTGCCAGCGCCGACCTTGACTTGCTTGGTTGCAGCCAGTTGCATATAGTTTGCCATTATTGTTTCCTTATGCCAAAAAGCGTAGTTTATACAGGGTTCTTAGATAAATTTCAATGATGTTGTCAATCAACTGCTGGAGCGAAGAGTCTGATTTATCACAGACATTGTACCGAGCGGCTTCAATTTCAGCCAACGAATCCTCTAGAAACTCAATGACGTTGCTGGTCTTCTTCGCTGAGTGCAAGGTGATTGGGCCAATCAAACCATGACGGCCTTGGTAGGCTTCGGCAAAATCATCAGCCGCGCCGACAATGCGCTCGTAAAAAATATTCAGCGCCTTGTGCTTGCTAAAGCTGCGCGTGTTCAGATGGACGCTGTGCGTCACGTCACGAGCTAGGAACAGCAAGCCTAAAAAATCAGCGGGTTTCATTGTGGCATTCCCATTTGTTGTTCAGGTGGCATCATCTCCATCGGCATCTGCTCCATGCCTTCCATTGGCATCTCAGGGCCGGTAATCATTTCACGCCCAGGCATCTCGTTGACTAGGTCGCCAGATGTAATCATGCCATGAACGGTTCCCAGCACAACATCTTGAATCTGTTCAAATGTCATACCGGCCTGCACCGCAGCAATCCGTTTGGTTTCAGCTTCGTATAGCTTCACTTGCGCCTCAAAGTCCTTGCGCTGTTGGTCTTGCATTTCGATGGACTTGCCGACGTTTTGAATCATCTGGAACATCTGCTCCAACTCTTGGCCCATAGCCTGGATCTGCTGTTCGGCCTGCTGCAACTCAGGCGGCTTGTCGCCGTCTTGCATCAGCTTGGGGTCAATAGTCTTTGCAAAGCGTTTTGCCATCTCTTGAGCGCCCGGCCAGTCCATGTTCTTCACAAACAGATCACCGGCCACTTGCCACAGTTGCGGGTTGCCTTGCAGCAACTGCGCCATCGCTTCCAACGCCTCTTGGCGCTTGGTAGCGTAGCCTGGGCCGGTGGTGACCACCACGTCGTATTTGCCGACCGACGGGTTGTAGATCTTGTCGATCACAATGCCTTCTTGGTTGACAATCTTCTTGACCGGCTCGGCTTGCATTGGGTCAATCTTGACCATGTCGGTTTCGCCGTCTTCGCCAATGATCCGCGCCACCCGCTGGGTGTCGTAAATCTTAGGGATTAGGTCAACCAACTGCCGGGTGATGTGCCGCACGCCGCGCGCCAGGTTGTCGCCGTAGTGGTAAGTGCCTACATCGCCCTCACGCTGACGCGCAAGAATCGCTCTTCCTGAGCGTTCGTTGGATGTCATGCCCAAAGAAGCGTTATATTGACCAGTTGACGCCTTTATGTCCTCGGACGCGCCAGCTTTCGCCTGCAACAACCCGCTGGACGCCATTGGCGGCTGGGCACGCTGCGGTAGGGGCAGAATGCTTCCAGATCCATCGGTTACGTCTGGGTTTACTTCCAAATACGGCCAATTGGTCGTATTTGCGGTCTTCCACTGGGTCTCGTAACCCTCAAACTGACCGCCATAGCCAATAAATGGCGCTTTTGGAGCCAAAGCCAGCATTTCTGCCTCTTGGGACACCCAATAGTTGTACATCCGTTGCGCGTCTTTGGCATTTCGCACAATTCCTGACACATACAGACGCCCGTCAACCTCAAATTCGTTGCCAACGATGCGAACAACGGGAATGTACTTGCCCGCCCACTCGCGTTCTTCCAATATTTCGTACCCGTTGATCTTGCAATACTTGATTTTGCGCCGATCAGACTCGCGTGACTTCAACGGTTTGCCAAACTGGCCTTTCAGCATCTTGTCCTCGGGTGTACCGGCAAACGCCGTGATGTTCCCAGGGTACAAATTCAGCGTGGCGCGGTCGTAGTCAACGTAGTAGTAGTCCGCAATGCGAATCGTGTCTTCGTTGAGCCATTGAGACAGATTCTGGTCACCGACGCCCAGCGACTGCAAGGTCGTGATAGGCGCCGAGTCAGGGTAAATACGCGCATAGTCGGCTTTCTTAATGTCCTCAGTGATGAAACACCACTCGGTATCAGACCCGCACGGGTCTTGGATCGTTGGATCCATGTAGACGCTGAAACTGTTGCGGATGCGCCCGATCTTGATGTCTTGGTCAAAGGTGTCGTCGTCGCAATATTCCGTCAGGATGCGGATGTAGCCTTCGCCGTAGGAGACCTGGTTCTCGCAGGCGGTGTCGTAAGCGACATCGGCGTCGGAGATGTACTCAATGTGCCTGACCATGCCGTTGAAGATTTCGGCGACTGCAACGTCGGCCTTGTCATCGGCAGGAATAACCTTGCCACTTGGGCGGTTTTGGCGTTGGTCATTGGTAACTTGCCGGACGTGTTGCGGCAGTTTGTTGATGGTCAGGCACGGGCGGGCGTTGATCGTCTGGCCCTGCACCGCGCCGCGAGTCGCTAGCACATCGGCAGGCCACTGCCAATGATTGTCCGGGCTGCCGGCGTAGAATTTCAGGTCATCAATCTCATCCTCTCGGGACTCAGACAAAGCGCCGATGGCCATATCCAGACGGCTGCGGGCAGTCGCCAAGATGTTTGCCGTGGTGTCCTTCTGACCGCCGCCGTTGGATACCGCACCAGCAGCGGCTATGCCGGTGTAATCAGCCATTATTTCTTACCCTTTGGCATAGGCTTTTGCGCCTCACGCTTGACAGAATATGCAATCGCAACCGCCTGCTTCACCGGCTTACCGGCGGCAACTTCGGCCTTCACGTTCTTACGAAAAGCCTCGGGTGTTTTTGACTTGACAAGTGGCATTATTTCTTCTTCGCCGTCTTAGCTGCCTGCTTAAAGTCGGCTGCGCTAGGCGCTGCCTTTGTGCCAGGCTTGTTCATCTTCTCTTTACTGCCAGCCGCAATGCGTGCTTGCTTGGCGTGAATGTTTGCGTATAGTCCGGGTTTGGTAGCCATGATTAACACTTCCATCGTTTAAGAGCAGCTTTAGCGCGTTCGCCGTCTTTGGCGTTGGCCGCTACAGCGCCCATTCTTGCACAAAATGAATCCTTGCGACCCTGATCTGCTTTGGTCTTGGGGTTGGGTGCTGGCGGTTTGAGGTTAGACCCAGTCGCCGCGTTGTACTTCTCGCGGCCCTTGGCCGTCAGGCCAGCGCCTTTGGATGTGGGCAGCTTCTCGCCACGACCAACTGACAGAGATACTTTTTTCATGCGCCCATCCATGAAGTATTAACGCCGCTGCCTTGGGAGTTCACGCGGCGGGTTGGTTCCGTGTACTGCCGATGCGCCACGGGAAAGGCAAAGGTCACGGCAATCGCGTCTGCCGCGTCAGGTGAAGCCAATCCTCTTGCACGCATCTCTTTTTTCCCTTCAAGGAAAATAGTCCCCGATGAATTCGGTTTCTTCATAGGCCCAGTTAGGTCAGCCTTCAACTGCCGGTCTGTGGGAATACTAGCAGATTTTAGCCACGATCTCATATCGTTCCACATTTCGGCACGCTTATTCCCAAACGCAATAGAGTGTTTTGCCTTGGAACCGAAGTTCACACCGCGCACCTTATACCTTTGCTCGGTCAGCCGATCTAGTATCCCGTAGCCCAACCCGCCCTCATCAATCACCGTCAGAACAGGCTTGTACTCCTCCATCGCCTCAATGACGCGCCCGACAATCGTCATGGTGTCCTCGCCCTGATAACGCTTAATCGCCACAATGTCCCGACCTTGGCGTATCGCAATCACAGTGGCATCAGCACCGCCGCGGGCCGGATCCACTCCCATCACAATAGGCGCGGTCAGATCCTTGTAACGCGGGCGCTTGGCAGCATCATCCACCAGCAAACCCGATATGAACTGATCTTCGCCGGCAGACGGAAACTCGCCGTACACCTCAACCTTGGCCTGAGCCGAGTCCTCGCCATACTCTTGAATAATCTGCTCATAGACCGCCTTGTCGGTGTCCTCCACCGTCCTAGCGTCCACGCACCGCGTGTTCCAAAAATCCCGCTTGGCGTTAAAACACTCAAAGAAATAGCCTTCGTTGCGGCGCGGATTGGAGAACGCAAACCAGTATCTATCGGGTGTGTTCTCCGTAAAGAATCCCGCGCCCACTTCCCAAATAGGATTAGGGATACCGCTGGACTCATCAAAGATTAGCATCATGCCGTCCTGGTTATGAACACCAGCGTAAGAATCAGGATTCTCCGCAGACCACAGCTTACCCTCGCAGGCCCAATAGCGCGTTCCCTTTTTCAGATCACGCTCAACCAGTTCCGTCAACCAGTTCGCGGGCACTAGTTTGGTAGCTGATATCTCCCACCAGTGCGAGTTAATCAGCATAGCCGCCCACTTCGTCAAATCGGCCCAGGTGACCGAGCGCAACTGGTTCTCGGAATTCGCGCTAACCACTACGCTGCCGCCAATCCGTGTTGTCAGCATCCACAGCACCAGCCAGCTAACCAATGCCGACTTCCCAATACCGCGCCCAGATGACACCGCCATCCGCACGGTGTCATAGGTAATTTGGCCCTGCTGCTTTTTGATGTGTGCCGTGATGTCTCTCAGCACCTCGCGCTGCCACTTGCGCGGGCCAGTAAACCTTTCTAATGGCGTGTTCTTGACGCCCCAAGGGAATGCAAACCTTACAAACGCCTCTAGGTCATTGGCAATAGCTGGTGACCATAACTCCGTCATCAGCTTTTGCTCTTCCTCGCCTTTGTATATCGGGAGTTGCATCAGCGAGAGTTGTCTGGATTTAAGTAATTGATTACTGCGCCGGTTCCGGCTGCTGCACCGGCCAATCCTGGCAGCAACGTGGGATCAACTTTGCCGTAGTACAGATTACGCCAATCTGTCTCTTTCATAACAGGGTTACGCGCTTGGGTGTATCCGGCTTCTTTGTGCGCGGCCAACGAATCTTTCATTTCTTGCCATGATTGTCTAGGCAAAAATCTGTAATCTGGATGGGCAAACTCATGCGGCTCCAACCGTTGACGGTAAACGTCCCACTTTCTCCACTGCTCTGGGAATAACTCCAAAACAGGATTTGGACCTCGGGATTCATCTACATAATCAACCACTCGCTTATAAAACGGGTTGAAGTCTGTCAATTGTTTTGGCTCATACGCCAACCGGCCAGGCGCTGCAACATCAGGAATGGCATTCAATTCGCCAGATGCCAAACGATATTTTTTCTCCATTGAAGAGCCACCAATCACATCAATGGCCGCTTTCTCCACTCGCTTTGTTGGCAATCCCAAAATAGCTTCTACGGTTGGCTCAACGCCCAGCTTACCCGCCATGCGCTCACGGAAAGCATCACCAACTAACGGATCATTTAGCATTCGCTCATACGAATTACGAATCATATGCAAGTCAACTGCCGATGTATTAGCTTTTTCCAAATTCAACCACGGCGTACCAAGTGACGCTGTTTTTGGGCCTAGTCCCGGTACTTGGTTCATCACCCTCATAGTGACATCGCGCATAGTCTCGCCAGGCGCCATTTGGAACATCTCCGGCTTATCCAAAATCAGTTTTGCAAGCATGGCCTGGTTCTTCAGATCCGCAGTGCCCAGCACACCCATGCCACCGCGGGCTGCAGCTTGGACGCCGGTTTGCTGCTGGGCAGTTTGCGACAAACCAGGCTCACCAACGCGGCCAGCCAATGCCTGCAACTCTTCCATATTCGTCAACCGCATCCGTTGAGCCAAAAACTCATTCGGTGTCAACGGCGCATTCGGAGACAGCAACGCAAAATTCAGCCGGTTAAAAACATCAACCTGATCAGGATTCTTAACTTCATGCGTGCGAATCAGTTTTTGCATCAAAGCATCATGCGTTGCCTTAGGCAAAGCTGCAGGATCAATATTGTTAGCCTTCATCCAAAACATATCCGGAATGGTGAACGTACCTTCCAACCCACCAGGAATCTTGATTTCCCGCTTGCTGGTCAAATCAGTAATCCCCAACGATTGCGGCTCAGTCAACGTCATATTCACGCCATGCTTTTCACCCCATTGCTTCCACTCATCAATGCTCGCCTTGCGGCCTGGCGTTGTGGCTGGCTGCGCTTTCATAATTTGGCGCGTCATTAATGCCTCGTCAATTGCTGACTGCGGAACAATGCCGGTGTTTTTATATTCTGGGACGCCAAGCAATGACCGAATAATGTCCGGCTCATTCCCGACTGCAGCTTTGAGCGCCGCAGCATTTCTAGGTACGCCAGCGCCAACCGTTTTAATACTCCCCCCCACAGGCAAATCCTGACCAGCACGAACAATCGCAGGCAACGCTTTAGGCGCAACAATGTTGCCCACAATATTCTGCCCAAGGTTGGCCGCCATGTTCTCCGTGTACTGCGCCTGCGGCCCAGCGCCAAAGCTGGACAGTGACGGCAGCATCGCCTTAACCCGATCAGACGTAGGTAGCAACGCCTGGGCTGCCATGTTCTTTGCCGTGTAGCTATCAGGGGCTGCGCCAGACAGCAGTAGCTGCCGCGCTAGTTGCTCAATATCACCAGGCAAACCAGCAACCGTTGCCGCTGTGCCCTTGGCTGCGCCATACAGCATCGGGCCTAAACCCTGCGTAAACGCTTCAACCAAATCCTGGCCTGGGTACGCCAGCTTATTCTTTGGCCGCGCTGCGAGTGCGTTGTATCCTGACGGCATGGTGCGTGGAGGGTAGTGGTTGGCTTGGCGCGGTTATAGCATAAAAAAAAATAAAAATTGTGCGCGGAGGCTACGTCTCTGTGGCCCTTTCGCGTCGGCCCTACCCCCCCCTACCGGGCGGGCGGGCCACGGCCAGCGCAGGCGGGCGGCGGGCGGCGCTGACGGCCAGCGCAGGCGGGCGGCGGGCGGCGCAGGCGGGCGGCGGGCAGCGCACAATCACTATGCATATGCACTATGCACTATGCACAATCACTATGCATATGCACTATGCGTTGCCAACCATATCAACATGGTTACCAATATGATCACTATGTGCAACCACTATTCCTGTGCATAACATTGCTTATGCATTTTCTCCTATGACAAAACGCCGGCATTAATGTAACCCATTGATTCCATTAGGATTTTCCCATGTACGTTTTACATAGTTCAACAGAACTACTTAATACAGTGTCCAATATGTGAATGAAAACAAGCTACTTATGGCCTTTTCTGCTTAAACATTAGGCAAGTGACCATATTCTGTGGACAACTTCGGGTACTTTTTACTTTGACCCTGTGGATAACTTCGGTGTTATGTCCGTGACGTCCATTCCGATCTGGACGCGGGAGCGTGCGGCCTCGAGCGCGTCAATGACACTTATGCGGTCATCACGCACGGATACATCAATCTTGTCGCCATACACCTTGGGATGCAGCTTGGCCGCGACCCACTTGCGTGCGTCCACTTGCAGGCGCTTCTGCGCTACCCAGGCGCTGATCTCCACGCCTTGCAAGTGGCTGGGTATCTTTGCGTCCGCCAGTTCAATAATCTCCTCTGCAAGCCGCGACGCTCGAGTCTTCTTCGCCGTCTCATAGGCTTCTGATAGCGCAGGATCCGCGTCTATTAGGCGCTGCGCGTGCGAATAGCTGATGCCTGGCTCCTTAATCGCCGTTGTCAACGACGCGCCAGCACCTATTTTATCAAATATTCCCTTCCAAATTTCTTTGCCATATTCCGTTGGGCGGCCAGCGCCGGGTCGATTCACGCGCGTAGCTATCTCAATATTTCGTGCGCTTTCGCCGCCTTCCGTCGATACAAAAGCACTGCCAATTGCCTTTTTCGCAGCACGTTGTGCTGTTTTTGTTTCCGATTGCCCTACAAACGCCATCGCGCTACTTTCTGCGTTTGCCGCTTTGCGCGTGTACTTCCGCTTCTGCGGTGTCAAAGAGTTTGGTTCCTCTGAATGGCTTGCTGATGTCAATGTCATTTTTCATGTCCTCAAAACCGCTTGATCCTTGCGCTTCCACTTTAACCATTGTCGTTCCAGGCAATGCTGCCTTAATATCACGCACCTGGCTTAGTGTTGGCCCGTTCATTACCACTTCCAATTCCGCAAGTGTCCAAACTGAGCGATTAGCTGGCAGCTTGCGGAACTGGTCGTACCAGGTCGCCATCTGTTTATCCCTGACGATAACCATCAGGCTCCCGTCGCCCATCTGGTACTCCATGCAATCGATTTTAGGCATCTGCTCTATGCCTGCCTCAGTCGCCCACCTGGTGAGCGCCTTGTAGGCCGCGATCATCCCCTTTACGGCCTTCTCCAACCGTTCCTCGTCTTGCGCCTGGCTGGCCTCCCAGATGCGCTCCCGCTGTGCGCTGACCTTCCTCCGGAACTCTGCATCCACCAGGTCAATCACTCGGTCTATGCCCCAGACCTTCTCATGCTCCATCTTCGCGGTCTCCATCTCAACCATGAGCGAATGCTCAAAGACTTTGAAACGGTCGCTCGGATACACATCAGTCTCCAAAAATTTCTTCGTTGCCATCCTCAACTCCTCATCTACACAACACTAGACCTAACAGATAGCATCTACGCAACTACACCTTGCATTAAGCAAGGTGTTGCTAGTTGCGTAGATTTCTACCTATTTCTACACACTTGCGTATATACGCAATTGCATAGATTTAGCCATCTTGCGTATACTTTTACAACATAAGTACATACGCAATTGCCTATACGCAATCTACGCAACTGCGTAGACGCACCATCAAAACGGGGAAACATACGGCTCGTCCTTCTTTATTTCTCGCGGCTTGATCCAGCAGTATTCACCGACTGATGTCTTGTGGTAGCCCACCAGCCCTTTGTCAAACATGGCCTTCTTGCCGCGATCCCAATCCGTGTAAATGCTCTTGCTGTCGCCCTTGCGCTTCACAAATGCCTCCCTCCACTCAGCCAACATCACCGTCTTATGGCGCTCCTCACCGACGTTTGTCATGTGCCCGTTCTCGTCCAGTGCCGTCTGGATTGACTCAAATGCAGCCAACTGGTTGCCGTACAGCTTGCGTGGCTTGTCTTGTCTTTGCACTGCATCAGCCTGCGCCTGCTGCTGGGTAGCTTCGTCACTTGCCCTCACGGCCAGGCTAATCTGCGCGTCAGCAATGCCCAATGCGCTGGCCTTAATCTCCACCTTCACCATCTCAAAGCCAATACGCACTCCGTCATGGCCGTCCTTCTGCTTGCTAATCGTGAGGATGCCGCTGCCCGCTATCGGGCTGGACGGGTTAGGCGTTGCGTCAATCTTCATCAGTTCCAGTTGGGTGTCAACTGCTCCGAGCAGGCTGGAATGTCCCCGCAATCCCTTAGTGGCATCCTTACCCGAGTGATGCAGCACCATCATGGCGCATCCCAGCATCCGCTGTATCCTTCCGGCGTTGTGGATAAACGCTCCCATGTCCTCGCTGTTGTTTTCGTTGCCACCGCCAAATGCCCTAGCTAACGTGTCAATCTGCACAAGTTCAAACTGGACGCCTGACTTCTCCATCAGATTCTTGATTGAGGCGACTAATAGGTCGAAGTCCTCGGCGCTCGATCTCATGTTTATGGTTGCCCTGATAACGTATATCTCGGCTCCAGCTTGCGTGCGGTTGTGCATCTTGCAGGCTTTGATGCGTGCGCCGATGCCGCCAAAGCCTTCTCCTGCTATGTACAGGACAGCACCGGCAGCCTGCACCTCCCGCCCCATCCACGGCCTGCCCGTTGCCACCGCCTCTGCAATGTCAAGCGCAACAAATGACTTGTAGCTTCCTGGTGGACCGTACAGCGCAGCAAAAGCCTTCTTCGGCAGGACGTTGTCTATCAACCACTCGACCGGCTCGTCCTCGATGTCATCCCAAGACTCGATGTTTAGCAGTTGCCGTGGGATTAGGATGGGCGGCTCAGTTCTATCTAAGTTATCGGGTTCTAGCGTAACTTTGGTAGTTTCCACTGGCTCAATCCAATTAGGCGTCAGCACCTGACCCACACTGGTGATCACCGGTAACGCCTTGGCTAACTCTGCCAGCCTGGTGCGGTCACCGCCATCCGCAACCCACTCGTAGGCATCATCCCCGAGTTCGGGTAGGTTGAAGTCCAGGACGCGGATTGCCTTAGCGACTGGGAGTAGCGCCTCCACCACCCGCTTGGCGTACTTCCAACCAGGCGCGTCGCAGTCCGGAACCACTATCACTACAGCGCCGGTGAAATACTGGGTGATGTCCTCCGGCCAGTGCCCAGCACCAGCGTGCGACGTTGTGGCAATGGCGCCTATGCTGACCAGGGCATCCGCTGCCTTTTCACCCTCCACCAGGTAGATGGCTCGTCCGGCTTCCCTGGCGTTGATGAGTTCCGGCAGGCGGTAGGGCACTATCCGCGCCCCTGTCATGCTGCCCTGGCGTCTGCCTGCTGCATCCACCTTGTGCAAGCTGTACGTCTTACCTTTCTCAGAATTTACTTTAAACCGGCGCTTTACAAATAGGGTCTCGCCTTGCTCATCCTTGTACTCCCACTCGTTCTCCAACTGCGGCATCGTCATCAATTCACCCTTGATAAGTTGGAGACTGTACTCCTGGCGCTGGATGCTTGGCAATAGGTTGCGTTCCCTGACAGCGTCAAACACCGAGTGCTGGTCGCATCCGCCATGACAATGAAATAATAATTTTCCATTGTCTTCTTTAACGCTGAGACTCGGGTTCTTGTCACCGTTGCCGCGGCCATGCCCAGCTACAGGGCAACTCGCAAGCCAGTTCCCGTTAACTTGCTTGGCGTTGCCCAGCGCCTTGGCTATCGTTTCAGTGTCCATTGTCTCGTTCTCAGTTTTTAGAGGAAAAAAAGGCGGTGGAGATCAACCCACCGCCTCACCAGACTACTGGTTAGAAAAACTCTTCATCGTCCATAACTGGTGCAGGCGCAGGCTTGGCTGCCTTGCGTACAGGCGCTGGTGCTGGCTCCGGCTCTGCCCATTGCTCCAGGCCATCTTCAGCGTTCATGCCAGCAGGACGCGCAACCCACGACACCAGCTTAAAGTTTGGGACTCGCGTGTTGCCCTTGCCAACCTTCTCGGGCGTTGAGTTGATGTACTCAATCACGGGCAGCTTTCCTGCATTGTCACCGGCAGATTTCTCGCACTCGTTGTAAATCTTTTCAAAGCCCTTGCAGACTCCATACGAATTAGCCGACCAGTCTACTAAGGACAACTCTTTTGAGTACAGGGTCACTTGGAACCCCCTCTTATAACCCTCGCCAGGCGATTGCGACTTAGCGCCCAGCACTTCGTCAGGCTGCCAATCACGCATTCCTGCGGCAATTAGCAACCAGCCGGTCTGCACCGAGTCCAGGTCCATGACCACCTTCTTTAGTTGAATTTCCTCACCGTCGCGGTTCGTCCAAGCGTTGGCCTGCGGTGCAAAGCGGATGTAGCTGTTTCCACTACCGTTGTTGTTTGAAAGATTTAGCATTTCAGTTCCTAAAGTTACGGGCTTGCGCCCAATGTTAGATGGCAGAGGATTCCACCATCTTTGCCAAAGTCAGCCCACTTGAGACCTTCTCTGTCAAATCGTTAAGCATATGCAACTCATCTTTATTAAGAAGTTTTTCAAGTTGCGCTGGTGTAATGCGTTTCCGTGGAAACAATTTCTCAAATGAAATAGGAAATTTTTCAATTTCTTTATCAACAATACTTTCTTTCCATTGGCGAGTAGCGCGTTTCGGGACTAGGTTCCAGCCTGGCACTGCACCGCCACCTTCTAAGCGAGTAAACGCCACCTTCTTCAATTCTTCGAAAAACGCTTCCACCAGTTCGCCTTGCGCCAGCCACTCGCTGATCTCATCCGCGCTCAACTCTTTAACCGGCACGGGTGGAGATGCTGCCATCGCTTTAAGCGCAGGGCAATGCAGCTTGGCAGGGCAATACTTGCAAGCGCTGGTGGATGGCGTAGGATAGGTGTCAGGGTTGTATGCCTTCTCAATGGCAGGCATTACTACGTCTTGCTCCCATGCCTGCAGATCAGCAAGCGGCATCTCATGCGTGCGGTTAGCGCCTGTCTGAGGCTGCACAATCGTCAGCTTGATGCGCTGAAAGTCACCCATCAACTTAATAGCGCCCAGAGCGTATAGCTTCATCTGGCTGCTATCAGCGTCCACATAACCGCGCCCGGTCTTCAGATCCGCAATCTCCAAGCACTCGCCTTCGTTGTCCCATGCCACAACGTCAGCAGTACCTTGGCAGTTAGCTTTCTTGGTGTCCAAGATTGACAGATGCTCTTCCACCGTCACGTTGTCGTAGTTAGCTTCCAGTTCTTTGATGGTGTCAAGGTGTAGCTGCGCGAAGTCGGCGTTGTCTTGCGTAATCGTAATGCCCTCAACGATTGAGCCAACATGGTTAGCCGGCACATCACCTGATAGCCAGCAGATTTCGGCCAGCGAGTGAATAGCCGTGCCAATCTGGGCGGCTTCACCTGATGGCGAATCAGGAATGCCCTCAGATAGCCTGACGCTTGCGGGGCAAGCAATCCAGCGAGACGCTGCACTCGGCCTTAGTTTGATACGTTCCATTTTTCCCGTTCCCTTTCGTGTTCGTCGCTGATGATGATGTAAGCCTGCTTGCGTACTTCGGCGGTGACCGCGTGCCCCAAGTCATCTGGGTCAAGCAGGCGCTTGAGCAGAACAGTCTTATCGCGTGAAGACTCGCGCTCTTTCTCTAGCTGAGTGCCCAGCCAGACAATGTGCTCGCGCATAGTTCTGAGTTGGTCAAGCATTTTTCGTTATGTACCAGTAAGCAATGAGTGCAGCATCTGCGCGGCCATCGTCCTTCGCACGCTTAAACAGATCGGCTTTGGCTGCAGGAAACAATTCCATCGCCCTCATGCGAGATGCATCCTTACCCGCTGCGCGGCCTACAGCCTTTGTCCAAGTGGCAGGCGTGACATATGTATGTGAAATCTTCAAACCTACCACAACGCCTTCAATAATGCCTGCGCTGCGTCCAAAGTTAAACATGGACGTCACGCCTTGACCTGGCATAGCGCCCACCTTCTCAATCACGACGTGAGAGTCAGGGTAGCCCTCCAATATGTTGCGTAACCCTGCCGCGCTGATGTGCCGCTTCTTTGTCTTACCTGAGTCCACCTCCAATGTAGGCATATCAATCACGTCAAACAAGGTGTGAGTGATTGCGCTGAACACACTGATGGCTCCGCTGATGCCTGGGTCAATGCCAATGACAAAGCTCATGCCTGGCTCTCCTTCTGTAGCTGCGCCAGCCTAGCTTCCACCAAAGCGTCGCAAGCCTCTTGCAAATTGATGACGGCGCTGTACAGGGGAACGACCTTGCCGGTAGACCAGCGCGAGACCTGGGCCTTGTCAATGCCTGCCGCGTATGCGACATCGCTCAGAGTGAAACCTGACCTCTCCGCTTTCTCGCGGATGGCCCTGATAGCAATTTGTGTAGTGGATTCCATGATGGTATTGTCAACTCCTAAGTGACGCATTATGCATTCTTTTTTCTAAGGGTTATCCCTAGTGCTTTTCTTTGTGATGTAGTAGTCATCTGCGATATGATGCGTCTGTCAACAACAACCGGAGCAGCAACATGAATAGCAAGCAAACCAAAACGATACAGTTGGTAACCAAACCTAGCTACATCACTTGGAAATGCAACAACGTACACATTGATGGCAACATGGCATTCAGCGTCACTGAAATAGGCGACACCGTTATGGTTCATGGATCAAACACGGCTAGCATTGAATGGTGGCACAAACATTTCATCATTCAGTTTTTTATCGGCCCACGCGGTGGCATCAACAAAATCAAAGTTTGCTAACTTAACCACTAGGAGAAACCACTATGAAACTCACCAACTACCAGCGCAGCCAGCTCAAGGCTGCCGCCTGCTTCGGAGGCGCTCAGATCGACAAGGTCGCCGCCAGTCTGCAACGCGAGAACCCCGAGGCGTTTTGGCGCGAGTCGGAACTGCACCAGCGCAACTTCTACCATGAGCC